TCTTTTATATTAAACTTAGCTAATAAATTATTTACAAACGACCAAATACAATCAACTAAAGATTTTTTTGATATTTTTAGCAAAATTTATAGTAATATTAATAGTACTAATAATCATTTACCAGAAGTTATTAAAAATTATAAATCTTTTTATAAACAAAAATTATTAGAAAGAGAAAAAGAACAACAAAAAGAACAAGAAAAAGAACCTAATCAAGAAATTATTTTAAAAAAAAACCTAAAAGAACAACCTAGAGATGGAAAAAAAGAAGATAAAGATAAAGAAAACAAAGAAGTTCTAGATGAACCTTTAACATATAATATTAATGTTTCTCTAGATGATATTTATAATGAAATAAAAAAAGAGTTAAATGTTGCTAGAATAAGAGTTTGTGATTTTTGCTTAGGTAAAGGATATTTAGGATTTGAAGATAATATGTCATTGTGTCATATTTGCAATGGAATGCTTAAAAGAATAGATAAAAAAACTTTTACAATTGATATTAGAGAACAAAAATTAGTTTTTAAAGGTGAAGGTAATCAATCATTAGAAAAAGAACCAAATGATTTAATTTTTAATATTCATCCAAAACCAAATAATAAATTTACAATAATTAGACAATACGATTTATTATATTATCATAATATTTCTTTAATGGAAATTTATACTAGTATTACTATTTTATTAAACCATTTAGATAAAAAACAATACTTAATAAAATATAATAACCTAGAAAATAATAAAAATAATGATGAAAATAATGAAAATAAATTAATTAATAAAATGTCAATAAGAGTAAGAGATTTAGGATTACCAATTGGAACAAGTGGAAGAAGAGGTGATTTATATATTAAATTCAATATTATATTACCTGATTTATCAAATAATGATATTAAATTATTAAAAAGTTTTAAATTATTTAATAAAATAGAAAATCAAATAGAAAATCAAATAGAAAATTTAAATGAATATATTAAAATAAATGCTGAAATAACAAAAATTAATATTTAATAAAATAATTTTAAGTTTTAAAAATAATAATTTCTAGTTATAATTATAAAAAGTTGAAAATAAATAATTTTTTAATATGGAACCTATTGTATTAAGTAATGATGATTATTTAAATTTTTTACATAATATAAGAAATCAAAAATTATTAAAAAAAGAATTTTTATTAGAAACAAATATGAAACAATTTGTTGTAAATTTAAAGGATAATTTATATAATTTATTTCTTCAAGAATCAAATTATAAACCAATACCAAGCATTTTTGATGAATTAATAAAATATATAACTTCGGTTATTTCTGGAACATCTAAAGTAAATAATGTTTATTCTTTATTTTACGATGAATTAAATAAAGAATTATTAAGTTTAAAAAATCCTAAAAAAGAGTATATTTATTATGCTAAAGGTAGTTTAGTTTATAGAAATAAAGTAATGGAATTAATAAAATTTATAAAAAATAAAGAAATAAAAACAATTTTTGATAATATTGTATGTTTAAATTCTAAATTTTGTAATAATCCTTTATTAAATGAAAGTGATTTTGATGTAAATTTTATAGTTTTTAGTGATAAACAAGAAATGAGACAAAAATATAAAAATATTATAGCAAATGTTTTAATAAAAATAAAAAATGAAATGGATAACGATCATATATATAAAAAATGGATTAATAAAATAAATAATAATATTTATAATTCAATTCTAGATACATTAAAAGATAATAATGAAAAAGAAAATGCTAATGAAATAAATAAAATTATCTCAAAGACAATTTCTAATAATTTAAGTGCAGATAAAACAAAACTGAAAACTAAAAAAAATAGTTCAAAACATAAATTTAAAATAACACAAAAAAAATCAAAAAAGAAATTCTTTTCTGAGTCTTCATCATTTTCTGAATTTGATGATAAAGTAAATGATAAAATTTTAAAAAATAATAGAATAAATTTTGTTAATTATGAAAGAATGAATGAATTATTAAAAGATTTAGACCAAACTAGGTATTCTTTTTATATAAATAATTTAAAAAATTATAATTACACATTTCAAACTGATATTAATAATTTTCATAATATTGATAATAAATTAATGGATTTAGAATTAATTCCTTCACAACTTTTTATATCAATCCATGAAAATATTAATTCTGTTTTAGAAAAGAATGATTCAAAAAAAACAGTTCATTTTGATTTATATAGATTAAAACTTAATTTTGCTTTTCATATGAAGTATAATAATAAGTCCAATGAATTTATTAAGAAAATAGGAGGTGAATTAATTGATGTTAGTTTTCCATATCCTGATAATGCTTATATGACAAATAGAGAAACTTATAGAAGTAAATTAATGAATAGTCATACTTTTGAAGGATTATATGAATTTAATGGATTTGGATTATTAAGTGATTTAGTTGAAATGATAGAGCTAGAATCAATTGATACTAATAAACCATATAAATTAGAAAAAAGAATTAATAGATTTATATTTCTTCGTTTTCTTGAATATTGGTTTAGAATTCCCTTTAAAATTGTTAAAAATAATAATAACTTTAATGAAAAAATATTTAAAGCCTATAATTCACTTATTCGTAAAAAAGGTAATACTTTTAATATGTTTTTTAAACAAACTATTTTTTATGATACTGAATTTAGTAAAATTAATAAAGCATTAGAAACTAATCAAGGTATCGATATTTATAAAATTTATCGTAAATTTTTAAGAAATGAACCTTATCAAACTTTATTTAAGATACCTAGAAATGAACTAGATAAAGCTTTAGGATTTAGAGAAAGTGATTTTTCATCATTTAAAAAATTAATCAGTAATAATAAACCATTATATAGTATTTTTTATGATACCAAAAATGCTTTTTAAAAATGCTTTTTAAAAATGCTTTTTAAAAATGCTTTTTAAAAATTAAAAATTGAATTTTATTTTTTATTTTTATATTTTTTGTTAATATAAATATTAATATTAATTATTAATTATTAATTATTAATTATTAATATAAAGTATTTTTTGATAATACTTTTTAAAAAAAGTATAATGGAACATATTTTGGAAAATTCTATTATTACTGAAAAATACATTAATGAAATTAAAAAATTAAATCAAATTAAATATGAAAAATATATTAAAACTAGATTTCATTTAACGGTTAAATATTTAATACCTGATAGTTTTTCTAATAAATTATATCAAAAAATTAATAGTCTTCCTTTTGCAGATAGTTATGCTTTAAACATTATTGAAAATTCTTATGCACCATTTATAATTAAAAGTAATTTATTTTATGAATTAAATGAACTAAATAATATTTTTAACCAAAGCGGTTTTGTTGAAAATATTCAAGAAATTTTTAATAAATTAGAAATTGAATTAGGTGAAGAAAATTACAATAGTCTTAACTTAAATGATGGTGAAATTATTGAAAGAAATATTAAATTATTAGAAAATTTTAAAGAAGATTATGGATATGACCCTCTTAATTTTTCAATTATTAATTATACTCTAAATAACAAAGATGATTTTGATTTAGATTTATATGAAAAAGAAGAAGAAGACAAAAAAGAAGAAGATAAAACTATTAAACTACATCTAGAAAGTAATGAAAAAGAAGTTAAAATTGATAATGATATTAAACTAGAACTAGAAAGTAATGAAATTAAAAAAGAAATTGATGATAAACCACATCTAGAAATTAAAGAAAAAGAAATTAAAAATGAAGAAAATTGTTCTTTAAAATCTTTAATACACCTTTTAGATTTATGTGAAATAAATTTTAATAATACATTAAAAGATATTATTATTGATGAAAATAAAATTAAAAAAGAAATTAAAAAAGTAATTAAAAAAGAAACAAAAAAAGAAACAAAAAAAGAAACAAAAAAAGAAATTAAAAAAGATAATGAAATTGATAATGAAATTGATAATGAAATTATTATTTTAATTAAAAAAGCATTAAAATTAAAAGAAATTGATTTTAAAAAAGAAGAAAAAAAAGAAGAAAACAAAGAAGAAAACAAAGAAGATATTAAAGAAGATATTAAAGAATCTATTAAAGAATCTATTGAATCAGCACGATTAATTGCTGATTATTATTTAACAAATGAAAAATTAAAATATTCCCCAACCAAAGCTAATATGATTTATTTATATTTAATTAGTAAATTTAATGACCCTGTATCAATGTATCAATTAGGTGATGCTTTAATTAATGGTAATTCTATTATGAAAAATCATCGACAAGGAACTAAATTAATTAAAATATCTGCTGAACAATATAAATACCCTAAAGCAATAACTAAAATGAAAATGCTTTTACGTTTTCCTTTAAAAACTAAATAAAATGTCTAATTTTATTATTATTTTTATTATTTTTTTAGATAGTAATTATGATGATAAATATTTTCTTAAATTTGTAATTAATTCATTCATTAATCTTGTTTCATTTACAGATTTTAATTTTGAAAATATTCCATAATAAAAATAAATTTCACCAATTGCAGTTATAAATAATGAAGTTGTTAAAAAAAATAATATTTTTTTCCAATTAATATATTTTCTTAATACAAATGATAAAATAGCTGTTAATAATATTAAAACTACTAAACATCCAATTAAAATTCCTAATATCGCAGTTCTTCTTTTTTTAAAATTTTTATTATAATCTTTAATATTATCATCTAATTTTAGTAAGCGTTCAACTATTGCAGTATTTAATTGAACATATGCAGTAGCTTGAGCAGTTAATTTTACCTGATTAGCTGTTAAGTTTTTATTTAATAAATCTAATAAATTTATATTAATTCCAGGAGAATTATTTATTTGCGATTTTATAGAGTGTTCAGTTTCCGGCATTATAATTGTAAAAAAAAATATTAATTCAAAGCTTACAATTATTAAAATAATTAATAATGTTGAAATTAAAATTTCAGAATATAAAATTTTATTCATTTTTTATTTAATATATATATATATATTAAAAATAAAAATGAATAAAATTTTAAAATTATTTAATCATAGTACAATATATGCAGTTATAATTTCATCTTTAACACACGCTATAATAGTTATATTGACTATTTTTCTTATTTATCAACTTGTTTTAATAAAAAAAAATGATGCAGAAATTGTTAAAAATGCAATAGATATAGTTGATAAATTTGTTAATTCAACTGATGATGCAGAAAAAAATAAAAGATTTAAAAGTTTATTATTAGAAATAATTCCTGAAGTTTCAGCAGAAAATATTAAAAAACAAAAAGAAGAACAAAATAAAATAAATGAATATAATAAAAAATACCATAATAATGTCATAATATTTTTTTCTGTATTATCATTAATTACTATTTTATTTTCTATTATTTATTATTTAATTAATAAAAATGAAATACATTTTATTTTAAGCTATAAAGAAATTATAATTGGAACTATATTTTCATTTGCTTTAATTATTTTATATCAATTTTTATTTGCATATGAATTTATTTTTAAATATATTGATTTTCATTTATATGATTTAATATTAAGTAAAATAAAAATTATGTCATCCTCAGATGGAGTAGAAAATATATTATCCTATGCTTCAAACCAAGCTAAAAATTTAGGATTTTCAATTCCTTCAAATTTAACAAATTATATAGATTCTTTTAAAAAATTATTTCATTTTTAATTTATTTTTTAATTTATTTTTTAATGTTAAAACACTTTCTTTTAACATTAAAAAATAAAATTAAAAAATTGATTTTAATTATTAAATAATTTAAATTATGTAATTTTAATTAAAAATTAATATTACATAATTTAAATTATAAAATTATTATAATAAAATAATAAAATAATAAAATTAAAAAATAAATCTAAAATGATTATTGCTATTGAAGGAAATATTGGTTCAGGTAAATCAACTATTCTTAAGGAACTTGAAAAAATGAATTATAATCCTAGTGAAGTTATTTTCTTACAAGAACCAGTTGCTGAATGGTTAGATATTAAATTAGGTGATAAGAATGCACTTGAATTATTTTATGAAAATCAAAAAGAAAACTCATTTTGGTTTCAAATTCTAGCTTATATTACACGTCTTCGTAATCTTTTAAGTATTCTTGAAGATAATCCTCAAGATAAAATTATTATTTGTGAAAGAAGTATTTACACTGATAAATATGTTTTTGCTAAAATGTTATATGAATCAGGTAATATTAGTGAAATTGAATGGATTACTTATTCTTATTGGTTTGATACTTTTAAAAAGCAAACAAAATTAGATTTAATTTTATATGTTAATACTGAACCGGAAGAATGTTTTAACCGTATTATTAAACGTAATCGGGTTGAAGAAATTAATAAAATTTCAAAAGAATATTTAATTAATTGCCACGATAAACATACTGAATGGTTCAAAGAAAAAGATATGAATACAAAAATATTTCATATTAATGGAAAAGATACAGTTGAAAACATAATGACATTTGTTAAACATATTATTTGTGATATTATCATCTCTAAAAAACTTCAATAAACTTCAATAAACTTCAATAAACTTCAATAAACTTCAATAAACTTCAATAAACTTTTTAGAAAAAGTTTTAACAAAATGTTTTTTTTATTTTTATTTTAATTTTAATTTTAATTTTAATTTTTATTTTAATATTTTATAAAAAGTTATTAAAAAACACATCCATCTGGATTATTATAACAATTAATAGCTTGTTGTTTTAAATTAGCAGGTAATGAATTAATATCATCACCCCAATCTTCTAATTTTCCTTTAATCATTAATACAGTTTCACTTGTATCAATATTTTTAGAAATATCAGTTTTAATAAAACCAGCTTTATTAGATATTATATCAATAATATTATCTGGGTTTGTATTTTTACTAGGATTAAATGTAATACTAGTATCAACATTATTAGTAGGACTTGTTGTAATATTTGGGTTGCTAGTAATGTAAGTATTAGGAGCTAAAGTAGTGTAAGGACTTAAAGTAATATTAGGACTTGAAGTAATATCTTGATTTAATTGCTGTTTATTAGATTTATTTTTAAAAAATAAAATATAAACCAAAAAAATTAAGATTAAAACTGCAAATCCATATAATCCATATAATATTGGTTGAAATTGTGTTATGTTATTTACAATTTCCTCACCACCTTTCATTATTTTTGATTTCATTATTAATATTTAACTTTTAATATTTAACTTTTAATATTTGACTTTTAATATTTGATGTTTTATTTTTTAAATAAGAAAATAAAAACACTTTTTTTTAAAAAGTGTTTTTGATAAAACTTTTTCAATAAAAAGCCCAACAGGGTTTTTTACGGTAAAAAGTTTGTTTATTCGATTTGAACTTTAGGAATATTAGATAATTTAATTCCTTCATCGTGTATATTGTCTAATTCGAAGTTAATACCAACACCATCTAAACAGTATTCAGGAATATTCATATATTTATTAACAACTTCTTGGTCTGTTATTTTAGGTAATTTAGTTTTAGTTTGTGGTCGTTTTTTGAATTCATCAACCATCATTTTTTCATCTAAAAGAATTTGTGGAAAACCAGTTCCAGCAGGAGCAATTTGTCCTAACATAATATTAGCCGAAACACCATTCATATTATCAATTTTTCCGTGGACTCCAGCTTGTAATAATTGTTCAATCGTTTCTTCAAAAGATGATTTAGCAAGTGGTCCCGCATTACCACGATTAATACCGTGGCGATCAATAGGCATAATATAGCCTTTATTAGTCATAAAATCAGCTAGAAGACCAACATGACGATAATTAAGTGAAATTAGTTTGCTAAATTCACGATAAATTATATTACGTGCTGCTTCAATACCAAAAATTTCATAAACTTCATTAACATCATTTGAAATAGTTCTAGTAGCATCAACGTGGTCTTGAATTAAAACTTCTTCTAGGTTAGATCCTTTAGTAACTAAAATCCATTCTTCATCTTGAATATAATTATAACCTTCACTAATACTAACACTTTCACTTATACCAATATGAGTTCCTTCAAATCCTATTTTAAGATTTTTAATAAATTCTTTAATTTTATCCATAATTACATGGTTAATACCAGGAACACCTTTAACAATAGTAGATGTAAATTTATCTTCAAATTCTTTAATTTTAACAATATCTTTATCTGCATTATTACTATCACTTTCAAATTCAATCTTAAGACGCATAACTAATTCACCGGCATTATCATCATTATAAATACAGTTGATATTAGGAAAATTGGTTTGAATAATTAAATACAAATCATTCATTGTGATATATCTTTCCATCATTTTATCACGATTAAATTTAACCCGTAAAATCCACGGATTATCATCTTTAACTTGGTCATTAATTTCACCAAACATCTTATAAATATCAATTAAAGATTTATCAGCATCAATATCCGTATTTAAATTACTATCTAAATATAAACTAATTGAACTTACAATATCACTAATTAATGTTAATTGTAAATTATTACGTAAATTCAACACTTTAGATTTATCAGTTTTATATTCATCATCCAAATAAACAATAATACTAGGTGTTTTAATCTTTTTAGAATTAGCCATTAACTCTTTCAAACGACCTACACCACCTGTTGTCACAGATGAAGCTTTACCAGCCGTATGGAAAGTATTAAGAGTTAATTGTGTAGAAATTTCACCAATACTTTGAGCCGCTAAAGGACCAACCATTTCACCTGGACTAACCCGGGTTTGTAAATATTTAGCACGAATAAATTGAGTAATATAATTCAATGCAGTTTTATTAAATCGATGTTTAAAGATTAATTCCTTAGGAGACATATAAAACATAATAAGTGTACTCATTACATGATTATGTTGATTATTAATATGTAAATCATCAATTAATTTTTCAATCTCTTCTTGAACATCTAAAGGTGTTAAATCAGATCGTTGTGTATTATTTAATTCAAACTTTGCTTTAACATTTTGAATTAATCGTTCAATATGAATAGGAGAAACAATTGAGGTTTCATACTTACGCATTAAAGATTTATTAACAATAAATTCACGTTGTTCATTCATCTTTTTAAAATTATCATCTAATTTCATTTTCCAATCTTTAGTTTTTGTTAATCGTTTAACAGCAATATCTTTCATATATAATTCCCATTTTTCAGTATGAGTTAAACGATAAGCTTCAGCTAATTTATCATAAGGCATAAAAATAAATTTTAATGATTGTCCTTCTAATAAACCAGCTCCATTAATACCATCTTCTCCATATAAGAATTGATAAATATCACCTGTTGCACTACGAACAGTATAATCATAATGTACTTTCATATCTTCTAAAGCTTTCATTAATCGACGTTGGATATAACCTGATTCAGCGGTTTTAACAGCTGTATCAATTAACCCTTCACGACCTCCCATAGCGTGGAAAAAGAATTCTTGTGGATCTAAACCATCGATAAAAGAATGAGAAACAAATCCTCTAGCTGTTAAACTATCATCATATTTATAAAAATGTGGTAGAGAACGGGTTTTATCAGAAAATCCCATTGGAATACGCTTAGCATCAACAGATTGTTGGCCAACAAGACCAATCATAGAACAAAAATGGAAAGTAGTACCTTTTGAACCAGATTGAATAGCTTGTAAGATACGATTATTCTTTGCAGTATCAATTACCAAATTTTCAACTGTATTTTGAACTTTACCAGCTATAACACCCATTTTACCTTCAAGTGCATCTGCATTATTAGCAAAACTTAAATCACTAAAAGTTCCTTGATGAATTTGGTGATATATCTGATTAACTTCAGCCATACCATTATTAATAACCTTCTTAATAACTTTTTTAATTCTATCGTCAATAATTAAATCACCAACACCAACACTATAACCTTCGTGAATTAAATATGATGTAATTAAGAATTGTAAATTATTTAAATAAGTCATTGCTACTTTTGAACCAAAATCATTATAAATAATATGTAAAATTTTATTAGATGCATAATTATTTTTATTAACTTGACCACTTAGAAAATGTCCTTTAACAATTTCAATTGGATTATTAGGATTTTTATCATCAGCAATAGATACATTAATTTCAGGTAAAATCATTGAAACGGCTTGATAACCACTCCAAAATCTTTTAACACCGTCTTTACCTTCAATACTAGGTTCTGGCAATTCACCATCAAATGTAGTAATTTTAGTCATTAATGATAACATTTCACGACGATTAAATTTAACTCCTTTTCTAGTAATTTTATAAAAACCAATTAAAGTATCTTGTTTAGGTGTAATAATAGGTGAGGACTTAGCCGCACTAATAATTTGATGCGGAATTGCCGCAATTTGTTTTAGTTCCACAGCACTTTGAATAGACTGTGGAACGTGCATGTTCATTTCATCACCCGATGAATTTTGCTAGAATTTTAATTTAAATTAATTAAATTAATTTAATTTAAATTTCTAACTCATTTAGAATGCCTTCTAAATCCCCAAGGTTTCCCAAGGGGGCGGACTGTATCTTAAGCTATCTCAGGTTTGCTAGACCTTCATTGATAACCAACACCCGTTCAGTCTCTGAGTACCTCACATATCCTGCAAAACGGACTTAGTGAGTAATACTGCGGATTATCCAATCCCTAACATTATTACCATTGGGTTCGATTATTAATCGAGTTCCTCATTAATATTTCTATTTATGAGTGGTAGTTAGGGCTCTAAGGAACTTCCCGCAACAAGGTGTTTCGCCTCTTTATATCGTAAAGTTTTTTATTAACAATAATTTACAATACAAAAAGACTAGGGAGTTTCAAGCTTTTAACTCTCCCTGTTTTCGACAGTGATGTTTATCGAAATCGGCATTATAAGGTGTCGTTACAGTTACATTCAACCTAAATGTTGAATGATCCATTACAACAACCCTATGAGCCATCATACTCATTTTATGTAAAGAAGGTTGTCGATTAAATAATACATAATCTTCATCCATTAAATGTCGATGAACGACATCTCCTTCTTCTAAACTATCAGCAATTTCTTTTAATTTTTTAGGGTCATTTTCAAATTCAAGAGTAAAGGTTTTACCATCATTCTTCTTTTTAATCTTTTTAACCCCCGGAAAATTATTAGACCCATTCAATACTAATTTATACAATTTATGATAATTATATTTATTAACCTTCTCAGGAAATGATAAATTCATTGCTATCTTTAAAGGAACTCCTAATTGGTCAATACTAATATTTGGGTCAGGTGTAATAACACTACGAGCAGAAAAATCCACACGTTTTCCCATTAAATTACCACGAACACGACCTTCTTTACTATGTAATCGCTGTTTATAAGTCCTCAAAGGACGATTACTCGCACGCGTAACAGCAGTTTTACTTTGTGATTCATTATCAATTAAAGTCATAATATGAAACTGTAAGCACATAAAATAATATCCAATAGTATCCTTAGAACTACCGCTATGTAATTTTTTCTTAAGAATATTATTGTATTTAATAATATCAATATATTTTTGAGTTAAATCATCTTCAGAACGTTGATTATTATATTGACGAACAGAAGGACGAACAGCTGGTGGAGAAACTGGTATAACATTAGTGATTAACCAATGAGGTAAACACCAATTTTCAGAAAATCCAAAGGCATATGAGTCTTCTCGTGGAATTTCAGCAAATAAATTACCAACCATTTCAGGTGTTAAATTAATTTTACGCTCTTCTTTATCCTTTTTTTCACCTTTGCCCATTTTCCATTCAGCAATAATACGAAATTCAACTTTTTGATATTTAGATGGCTGAATCATACCACAACCGTGAGGATTGCCTAGTAAATCACCATCACTTTCACGACCGCAAATTTTACGTTTAGATGCTAATTCACTCATTTCCATAAATTGTTGCTGATGATTACCATTACAATTTTTAATAATTGATTTTACTAAAGGATGATTAATATCAATTAAAGATTTATTACAAAATAAACAAACGGATTTTAATAATCTCAAATAAATACTCATATATTGAAACATATAAACTGATTTTACTAATTGAATATAACCAGGATGTCCAGTACAAAAAGTACGGTCTTTATGACAAGTTTTACATAATTTACCACGATCAATAACACCCATACGAGGATCAAATAAACCACTAATAGTAGGTTCTCCATTATTCTCATATAAAGTTGTTTTATGAACGTGGCAAACT